TACTTCAGATGCATTGCTTAGCGCTTCTTGTGTGCCTGGCTTAAATTCATCCATTAGTGTGGAGTAGCGGTCGGACAGCCGCTCCACATCTGCAAGGTCTGCCTCGCGTTGACGGGAAAGGTTGCCTCGCTGAACATCTTCGGCGAGTGCGGCTAGACCGAGGAAGTTTCCATCTGCATCGAAGCCCGCCATGCGGTCAGACTCTAAGCCTGTGGTTGGATCGAGTGCATTCCGCCTATCGCCCAATAGGTCGATCATACCATCGCCCTCGCGGATGGTAACTGTTTGCCCTTCCTCTAGGGGTTCGCCTGTGTAGGGGTTCTCAAAATTGAATTGCTCTGATACACTAGATGGATCGTTTTGTACTGCCTCTTTTAAGCGATTAAGTTCAGCAGTTACTGCAACTAAAGGTTTGTCTTGGTCGAATTTTGTAACAATTGGGTCTTTTCTATTTGTCTTACTAGGAGGATTTATAACTTCGCCTCCGAACCTTTCTGTAATTCCACCTGTCTCTGTATCGATAATAGCGTACTCAGGTTGGTTTCCCGCTTTTGACGGGGTTTGAGTAACCTCTACAAAACTACTTCCACTCCTGTTTGTTTTATATGTTTCTCCGATAGCGTCCCGACCAGGTTGGATCATAACCATTTGGTATCTACCTCCATCAGTAGACTTACCTTCAACCACTTCAGCGGTAGGGATGTAATACGTCCCTGTGTTTGGATCTTTCTGCACTTGTAGTTTTTTCTCTGTACCTAATAGCGTCTGCCTAAGAACTTCCGTATCGGTCTGTGCAGTCTGTTGGCGTAGAGGAGCCTCTACCTCACGAAGAATATCCTCTAATCTACCACCTGAGAACCCCGCATCAGAATAAGTCTGTTCAAATTCTCCCGTACCAAGGAGCATATTCATTTGTGCCTTCATGGCATCTGCCATGCCCTCGCCGTAGCTTGGTTGTGCTGGATAGTTAATATCAGGTCCGCTTCCCATAATTTATTTCCTCCGAATAATTTTCTTAAAATCGTACCAGCGAACAGGCTGGTTCTTTAGTTGTCGCATCCACCCGACAAGTGGGAGTGGATATGGTATGCGATTAATAAATTCTGATACACCGCAACCCACCGCCATGTTGACATACCAGGCATCCGCATCCTCGACATTCCATTGGTCGGCAGGGGGTGTTTCGCTTTTGCTATTTACGGGTTTGGCGAGCAGGAATGAGTTAGGGCTGATCCACACATATCCGTGGGCGCAGTAAACCGCAATGTCTCGGTTCATATCGATCCCGCACTTTTCGTACAGGTCTTTCGCTTGGGCTAAAATGTTCATGGTGCGATTGTTTTGTACGGATGGTTAGATGGAAGGTTTGCTGTTAATCCCCACTTATGTGCTAAGTATCCTTCGATCTTGTCAGAGTTTGCCTGTGAGACATTTTCAGTAAAAATCACTTCTCCCCAATCTGAGTCTGCGTTATTCTGATAATCGTTAAGTTTTACTGACATAGCACCCATTGTGGACAATCCTGACTGCGCGACATTGGTGTTATACTCAGTTGCATTTAAAGCTAAACTTGCTTGCCCATTGGGAATATCGAATTCAGCAGACAGCATAACCCATTGGTTTAGTAAGTTGGTCGAGTTGCCTGTCATGCTAGTACCTGGGTTCATGTACCAATCACCTGAGAACACACCCGCACCACTCATGTTAAACATGATCATTTGCAGGGTTGGATTACTCTTAGTGAATGTTACTAGCGCATCGTGATTATCAGACGAGGTCACTTTAACCACAAAGTACCACTTATGCACGGCAGTAGAACTAAACGCTATACTTGTGAACGAAGTCGCATCCGAGTTGTTGTCGAATCGTAAAATGTTCTTGTTATTCTGTGCGGTATTAACGGCGGTGAGTGTGCTACCAGTATCCGCATTGAAGGTGTAGTTATTACCTGATTTATCTGCAATCTGTGTGACATTACCGCTAGATGAAGTGAAAGTCGCCTGATCGTGCATATCGAGCCACAGACGAGTGGTAATAGATGATGGGTCCCAAGCGGCATTAGTAGACCCGCTGATCGCAAGTTGCATCTCATCCGCAAATGCTTCACCGATGTCAAACATATCGTTCACGCCATTACTATTAGTATCAGAACTACCATCGGCTGAAGCACCTACATGGTTTTGCGAGGCACTATGCCCGTAGGTTGCGGAATCCACGATTCCCACATAAGCATCGGCACTCGCAACAGGTGTAAGGTCTGTGCCATATCCAATCTTCGTAATTACTACAGGGAATTGATTTGTGTTAGATACCCCATAAGAGTTACCAAGCACCGAGCGTACTGCGGCGATAAATGTATTAAGACCACTAACAGACGCGCCACTCTCGCCTTGCCACCATATCATCCCCTTGAAGTTCCAAGAGTATCCAGCGTTGGTTAGCTTTGTGGTTGCATCTGATAATGCAGATAATAATCCACGATAACAATCGCCCTCCCTTGTCCCCGTTGCGGTGGTGTCCCAATCGGAATAGTTCGCATCTCCAGCATTTAACTGAGACGCACCAACTGCATATTTAAGAATACCTATTGGTTGTGTGGTAAGATTGATTGCGTTGGCTCGACTTACAAATCCAAGCTCAGGGCCAAAACTAGGGGAGTTTACCAGGTTGTTGCTATCCCCTCTTGTACTTCCCGCCACTAGCGAAGTCGCCCAATTAGAGTAGTTCTGTGTGGTTTCTGCATTGCCTGTATTATCGTGCCAAGAGGTATAGAATAAACCGTCTTGGGTGGCCTGAGCCGTGGTAAGGTCGGACACATCAGCCGCACCATGTGCATTGGATTGACCCGCTAATATAAACAGATCGATGGTTTGATTTGTGATTACCGAGTTGTCAAATGTCCTGTACCATACTCCGTTGTAAAAGTAAGACATCGTTGGAGTTCCGCCTATCGTACCGTCTGTAACCAAGGCATTAGTCCCGGCAGTAGCGTTAAGTGGTAAGTTCGCTTTTGTGTATGTGCTTATTTGCACTCCGTCCTGACCATCTACGCCATCAGCCCCGTCCGCACCCGCTGGGCCTGTCGCCCCCGTTGGTCCCTCGAATTGTGCAAGGTCATTCCACGCGGTTACGCCATCACCAATCTTTAGAATCTGATTGGTCGTATCAAACCCAGGCTCGCCTTCCGCAAGTATGATTGGGTTAGGACTTGTGACTGACCAATTCGCCGCAGTATCGCGCCGCAGGAATATGCGCCTTACACTCATAAAGATGCACTACCTCCGTCTATATCCGTATCCTCCACATATTGCAGAGATGCTCGGCCACCATCCACGATGCCTGTAGCGGAGTTTTCCAGGTCCGTTATTCGTTGATCAGGCACTTCCACAGTTGGCTCGCCTAACTGATTGAGTGATGCAGAAGATACCTCCACGCCTGTGTCGAAGGTAAATCCTCGTGTGACTGTTGCGGTGATGGGCATTAGGCGTATTCCCTCCTTGCGTTTGCTCCGTTGGCAATAGCTTCGATACTGATGTGGCGAAACTTTGGTTGCCCAGCGGTTACATCAATCTCGATGTTTGCGGCGTAGCCACGAGCGCGTCCACTCCCAAAGCGTATGAGTTTCTCCTCGCTCGTTGTCGCACTCTCGGTGTGTACCGTGTTTGTGCGGTCCGGGTCTATGGTGTTTACCTTGATGGTGAATTGATCTCCGTTGGTTACCTCGCATCCGAGTTGTCCGCGTCTCCACCTCTTCACATCGACATTCTCTAATGCGTAGGAGCGGGTCTTGAGCTTGGCACTTATCGCGGTGGATGTTGTGCTTGCACTCCCGATGGTTCCCGTGATGTCTGTGGTGCTTTCCTCGATTAAGTGCCATCCTTTATCGGAGACGGCAAAGAGTCTGCGTTTTTGTGGGTTACTACCATGAAGTACGGTTACGAAGTCATCGATTTGGAAACCAGCGGGGAAACTATCCACGCTACTCCATGCCGAGTTTAATATATCGTATACAAATATTTTGTTGTTTGTGGTGGAGGAGCCTGTAGGGCAAGCGAGGTAATACTTATTGTCGAATACGATGCCACACGCTTTATCTGCATGGGCATAATTTACATCTGCGAATTGATCCTGGATGGGTTGCGATAGTGGGAGCGCTTCTCCGCTTATTTTCGAGATTGCGACTCCAAGGTTTTTTGCCGGATCGAGTCCCTGTTGAAGGGTGTAAACACCATCATCGGACAGGAAATAATACTGCGGACCACTCGCGGCCACGCTCTTGCGGGCAACGCATCCGCGTTGGCGGGTAATCTCGAATACTCCCGCAGAATTGGTAAGTGCGATGTTGTTAATTATATGGATTGAGTTGCGAAAAAATACGATTAACTGATTCTCCAGGTATGGAGTAAACCCGACCAAGCGATCTGCGGTTCCACGATTAATACGGAACTGCGATTCTGCGGGATAGAAATTATCCGTATCCAAGAGATCCGATGCAATCACGGTGTACTGCGAATCGCTGGGTTGGGGAACGATTAAGCGGTTACTAAAGAATACTCCGAAGTTTGTGTTTGGACATTCGATTCTGCCCGCCCCTGGAGTTGCGTTTTCCTTAACGGTAAATGCAGAAGGTGTCGTATAGTCGCCATCCCACTCCAGCGGAGATTTGCTCGTTCCGCGAAACAGGATGAGTTTCTCCATCGCTTGCACCAAGGAGGCATTATCTCCACTCGCCACCACCTCGCCACCTGGATATGCGATATCGATCCCCGTGTTATTACTGTCGTTCCACAGGATGAGCTTGTTTGCAGTAGCGACTGCGATAAATTCTGCCCCTGTGGCGGGGTCGCTAAATGTGGTGGATGCAAATACTTGCTCTGTGCCGGACGCATAGGTAAGCGATACATCGCCCGCTTTAAACTCTATTCCTTTGCGAACCGATGCGATATCACCTTCAAGACGCATATTTTCGGATAACTCCACTAGCCCACCTTGCAATGTGGTAGGTTCAAGGTAGGAATTGATCCCACGAAACCCACGATCCCCATCGGTGGCGATGGGATCATCTAAGCGACCTAGTGGAGTGGTGCTGGGCATGGTTGCTATTTCTTTGACCGCAACTCCTGCACGATCTTGATCGTCATAAATGCGATGGTTGCCAGCCCAGCTATGATGCCGACAAACTCATTGACCGTACCCAACCCAAAAGTAGCGGCTGTACCCGCCATTCCTGCCACAGATATTCTATCCATTGCAAGCATCCAAAAGAATTAATAGTACGATGACCCCTGCAAATATGGTGAGCATTTTCCCGCGTTTTGATAGAGATTGGAACTTATCGGTGAGTAGTTTGATGTTCTTCATTTAATAGGAAATGGTGAGCGTGTTTGGTTTTTGAGAGCCTCGGTCTTACTGCACTTTCGGGCGACAAAGATGGGGATCGCTAGGTAGCCACCCAGCCCAATTGCCGCCCATGTGAGCCACCGCTTAATGGTGCTGGTAAATTGATCAAATCCCGATTGGTGTTTTGCCATACCTTGGGCAACCAATGCACTTACATCTCCGTGTGTTAGAGCTTCGATCTTCTCCTCTGCCTCGACCAAGGCATCGGCATTTTTCAATGCCTCGCCAGCCAAGGCTCCTGCACCCGCCCCAAGTGCGGCTCCTCCAGGTCCGCCCAAGCTACCTACCCCACCACCAGCAATTGCGCCAAGTGTT